ATAAACCTAATCCAATGCCTGAAAGTGTGAAGGATAGATGTACTAAATCACATGAGTACATCTTCCTCTTAAGTAAGAATAAGAAATACTATTACGACCATGAAAGTATAAAGGAAAAGGCAGTAGGTGAGAGATGGGGTGGTAATAAACCTATTAATATGAATAACACTAAAGACACAACTGGACAGTTTTCAGGTTTAACTAGACCACGCAAAATGGTATATGATAAGAGAAACAAACGTAGTGTATGGAAAGTTGCAACCAAACCTTATAAAGGTGCTCACTTTGCAGTATTTCCACCTGAACTAATTACAGACTGTATAAAGGCAGGGAGTGAAGAGGGTGACATCATCCTAGATCCGTTCATGGGATCAGGCACAACTGCAATGGTGGCAAAGCAACTAGGCAGATTCTACCTAGGATGTGAACTGCACGAGTCTTATGGGGAGTTGATCCAAAATCGTGTGCCAACTGAGGAAGTGTCACACAATCCACTGACAGACCTTATGGGTCATGTATAATACCTAGGTATTCAACGCACAAACGATCATGGCATTCAATCCTGAAGTTGCTCTCTTTGCTCTACTAGAAGATGCTGAGACTGCTGCCGAAGTTCTACAAGTGATTGAGGACTACATCGCAAACTCATAGACCACCTTACAAACTGTCACAAGCACCCACCACTGGGTGCTTTTTTCATTTATAATGATTTTAGTAATGAGGTTTTAATGAATCTATCAGCACATCAACAACGTGCTTATGATAAGATGAACACTAAAGATTGTGGTCAAATTATCATTCCTACAGGTGGTGGTAAAACTTACATTATGATCGCAGATTGCAAGAGAAGGTTAAAAACTTCTTATGAATCTAGGGTTATTGTTGTGGTTGCACCTCGCATATTATTGAGCAATCAATTACATTCAGAATTTAGTGAGCATATACTAGATGCTGAAGTAATGCACGTTCATAGTGGCGAAACCAAGGAATTTAACAGCACTAAAACACATGAAATCCTTAATTGGGTATCAGGTAACAAGGATAAGCATCGTCTTATCTTTACAACATATCATTCTTTAAATAGAATATATGATAGTGGAATTGAGGTAGATACGATATATTATGATGAAGCACATAACGCAACTGGTAGACACTTTAATCTAGCAGTTGTTGATATGATTCCCCATGCAAATAGAAGATTCTTCTTTACTGCTACACCGAAACATGATAGAGGTAGTGCTAAACGAGGGATGAACAATTCAACTGTTTATGGTGGTATATTAGAGAATACTCCTGCCCCTGAGTTAATAGCAGCAGGTAAGATTCTACCACCTAAACTATCAACTTATGAGTGTGATATTGTAAGAACTAAGTTAAATGCACCTGATCTTGATGCTGCTAATATATTAGGAATCATTGAAGGATTAGATGCAGATCAAGCACAAAAGATTTTAGTTGCTGCACCATCAACAAAAGTATTGTGGAACATGTTATCACAAACTGATGTACTTGATAGATGTAAAGAACTAGGTTATGATATTTTACACATAACCTCTAAGCATGGTTGTTACTTTAATAAGAAAAAGATCAACAGACAAATGTTCTTTAAGGTGTTAAATGCTCTCGGTAGAATGAGAGATAGAAAGTTTCTTGTCTTCCATTATAGTATATTAAGTGAGGGTATTTCAGTTCCAGGATTATCACATTGTATCCTACTTCGTAACCTACCAACTATAGAAATGGCACAAACTATAGGTAGAGTTATTAGAGTACATGATGATGATCGTAAACAATTAGCAGAGGGTAATATCTCTACTACTTGTTATGCAAACTGGACAAAACCTTGTGGTTATGTAACAGTACCTACAACAAGTGGGTATGGTGCAGGTACAAGAACTCAGAAGAGATTAGAAGCAATAGTTGATTTAATCTTTACTCAAGGTATCCCTGCTATTGCTAATGTTTACTCCTGAATTATTACAACTTGCTGTTGATAGATCAACAGGCAAATCATCCAAAAAACTAGATAGTTTATTTGAGGAACTTTATGAAATTTATGTCAATGATCCCAACAGTTCTACGCTCAGAGAGCATATTACTGCCCATCTCGCTAATTGTGATCCTATTGCTGGTAAACTTGGTAGAGATTGTAAGTGCAAATTAACAGGTGAAGAGAAAGAAATCAAACCTAAAAATTATTATAAATCAACAACCAATGGTGGAGGTTGCTTTAATGATTATACACGTTTGAGATACTTAAAGGATTATGCTGTTAATTTGCCTATCATATCATCACTATTTGTTTATGGTAGAGTGATGTATGTTGTTGAGTATAAGTTTAAAACAATAGCAGATAAGTTAGATGCTCAAGTAACAGAATTGTGTGAGAATAAAGGTCAACGATATGTTAGAAGTGCATCGTGGACTTATGAACAATGGTACAATGATCCTGATCTAATTGTACACTATCTTGATAAAGATTACATAGATGAGCATCATGTTAAAGGACACTTTAAGATTAGAACAAAATTATATGAGAAGTTGATGAGCATGTGACAGTTATCAAACTGCACACATTTTTACCATTTGATTTGAATCTCGTGTATTATAATAGAGTAGTCAACCAACGGATTAAATGCCTAGGAAACCAAAATCACTTGAAGTTCCAAGTGAAGTGTTTGAATCAGATCATTCACAAATCAACGAAGATGAGTGGGTAGGTGACATATTAGGGTCACTAGATGATACTGTAGAGTATCAATTCACATCTCGTTCTTTAAACTCTTACTGGAATTAATCAATGACTAAAACTCTATTTGTATCAGAAGTTTATGAGTACACTCATAAATTAGCACAAAGATTGCAAGAGGATTTTAATACTAAGTATCCCAACAGTTTAAGTGAAACATTTGAAATTGTTGAGGGTCGTAAGTATTACAAAATCAATTCCAATAATAGTGTACATTGTTTTGTAGATAAGAAGACTGGTGATGTTTACAAACCTGCATCATGGGCAAAACCTGCAAAGCATGTTCGCTACAATTTGTTAGATAGTGTTTCACGTGGTGAATGCTATGCACGAGCAGATTGGGCAGGTGGTTATCTTTATCTGAGGTAATCATCATGCCAAAGAAGTCATTGACGAAAGAGATTCGTTTCTTAATGGAAAAGAATGACTTTCATTTAGTAAGAGAAACTAAACATTTTATTTGGCAACATAAGAATGGTACGATTATCACTACGAGCAAAACTCCTAGTGATAATTATGCCGTTGCTCAATGTTCACGCCAGATAAGGAGAATAATGGGAAAAGTGGTATGATGTTTCATACCACCGTTACATTTTAAAATGCACGTTTTTTCATGTTTCGTCAACCCCATTATGTGACAGTTATCAAACTGACCACATTTTCACCATTTACTCTCAAAATCGTGTATTATTAAAGAGTGGAAGGCAAGGGTGAGCGACCCCAGAGGAAAATGCTCTTTAAGACGAACCTCTTCCACACTCTTATTCACCCTATCGGAGGAACTATGGACGAACAACAAACGTCTATTGAAAATATGAGTGATACACTCATGGAAGCATTACAACGGAATCTCCAGGAGAATAACCTGAAGAATGTTACATCTATCTACTCAGAGTTTGTTGTAGATGGTGTTGATCCTGAAGATAATGATTATAAGTTTCTATTCATTCCTAATTTCACATTAACCTCAGTTTGTAATGATGAGGATAACGATTCATGGTTTGAGGATGTATAAATGAAATCAGCAATTTTTCAAGTTCGCATACAGTTTGATGATGAGAATGATTCCATCAATCCTGTACATCTATGTGAAGAGATTCAAGCATACTTGAACTCATGGCATAGTCAATCTGATAATGATGATTATCAAGATGCTAGAGTTGTATCATATAAATTTGATTACGATAAATTCACCCAATTCACATATCAGGAGGATTATTAAATGAGTTACCTTGAAGCAATCAAACTACAACCTATGGATAAAATTGATTTCTTACAAGAAGTTTATGCAGATTATGTAGTTAAGCATCACTTACCTATGGTATCTGCTGATGAACAGGATTACTCACCTGAGCATGATTCATGGTTAAAAAATTTCATTGAACTATGGGATTATGCACAAAACAGTTAACAGATACACTCGTGCAGGTAAACATGGCAAGTTGATTATCTGCCCAGAATGTAACAGTCACGCTAGAGTATTTCACTTTAGTTGGAGTGCATTAAACTGCATACATTGTGATGCCTCAGTAAACAAAACCTCATGGAGATTACCATGCCATTAAGCAACTATCAGTGGGAAGCAGTTCTTAACAACATCAAGCAAGAAATGAATGTTGTTAATGATGAACCAATTCAGGAATTCTGGTCTGATATCTATCTCAAACTGAGACAATATCAGGTGGAAGATGCACAAATTGCTGAGTTAATTAAAGAGAGATGAGTGAACCTATCATCACATCTTCAGGTGTATATTATAATATAACACTTGAAGATAAGGAGTTAGATCTTATCATTCAATGTCTCAATAAGGAAGCGACAACATTTAGTTATCGTTGCCCGATCAATACGCCCAGAATTGAGCGTATCATAAGAGAGATTGATGTAGTCCGAGGAGTGGACAGATTACAAAGTGTCACCAAATCACATGACACATACCCCTGATCGTGTATAATACATGTATGGGGAACAAAATCGCATCCCTGAGACCATTTGTGGGGTTATCCTACTAAGATATGGTCAGACATCTGCGATTTTGTTCCTCTCACTATTCACCCTATTTGGAGTTTTAATTATGTCAGAATCCAGGACTTATGATGAGGTTGTTAAAGTCTATCAAGGTGAACTTGATGATGACTTTGATATCGGTTGTGAACTCTTTTATGAGGTCTTTGCTGATATTGACTGGAAAGAAGAAATAATTAATAATGCTTAAAGGAGGTATTTCTAATGTTTCATAGTAAATCATTTGGAAGAATCTTCTGGGTAGATGATGACCAAAATTTCAAATCATGCCCACAGAAGATAGATGGAACTGGTGATTTTGACCAGACTGATTATGTTTCAGACTGGACAGATTTAGAGGGAGTTAATCTATCAAATCTGCTAGATATTCACATGGCATGCTTAAACATTAAGTGGAATCATGCTGGTGCAATAACAATTAAGGATGGATTATGAATGAGTTAACTGATAAGCAGAAACTGTTAATCCATTTGAATGAGGTTAAACAAATACTTGATACATGCACCTCGTTAGATGATGAATTGATAGGAATCTTTCAGAATTTCAATGGTATCATCATGGATGACGTATTGAGACCATTGATGGACAGTCAATAAAGTGGCACAAGATCGCTTGATTTTTGCCCGATTGTGTGCTATAGTAAGTACATAATCAAGGAACACCAATTTTCAATTTTTCAATTATGTCAAAATCTCTTTTTTCACAATCCATCAATCTATGTGATGATTATCTTGGTCTTGAGTGGCAACGGGGTGTAGTCACCTCTATGTTTGACTCTTACAGACGTGAGAATGACCTAGATCCTAATCTAGCGATCTATCACTACGGTAATGACCGTTTTGAAGTCCGTACTATGGTTTACGATGATTCAAAAGGTTGCATCATCGGAGATCAAATTGATCTCGGTACTTTTGATAATGTATATGATGCACAAGACTGTGCTGAAGATTATCTAAAAGATCTACTCTTAGACTTGGGAGTTTAATCTAATGTTTACAGTTAACAACAAAGATTACTCTCACAAAGAGTTAAATACTATGTACGATTTCTTCACTCAAGAACAATGGGATGTAATAGATCAAGCACTTGATTGTTACGCACAAACCCAAAAGTATGAGGGAATTGTAGAAGATACGCATCAAGTTAGAGATGCAATGTACACATTATTAAGGAGTGCATACTAATGTCAGTTCTACATCACGAGTCAATTCTTGAAACTTTATATGAGGAAGTTTTAGAAGAATTTCCTAATTTAGACGAAGCACATTGCGAGATTATTGCTAAACAACGCTTTGAAGATATGTGCCAATGAAACAATCAATCACAATCTTTATCATAGTATTCTTTTTAATCTATGGTGTAAAAGCAGTCTTTAGTGTTATTGGATTTGGTAATCATCTCAAGGATATTAACACTGAGAAACAACAACAAATTGATAGAATGTTAAATCAATGAAGCAAATTTCCTCTCCAATTCCTCATCTTTTGATTGAGGAATTTTTTACTGAGTATGAACTAGAGCATCAAATATTTCCTGAATTGAAATATTTAACGTCTCCCACTCGTTTACATCCGCAGATAATGAGTAATGATGCGGAGCAACCATTTTGTAACCGTCATTATATTACTATTGAAGAGTTATTTAAGGATGCTAGACAATCAGATATATTAAATTGTGTAGATAAAATATATTCAAAAGCGACAGTTTCCGCATTAGAAAGTATTAATCCCGCATTTAGAGGATTTAGTAATTGTGGTACGCAATTAACTACTATCAATTATTATAATAATGGGTGTTATATTAATGAGCATGTTGATGGTGTAGCGTGGGTATTGTTGGTTAATTTGTATAAAGAACCAAAGCAATTTACAGGTGGTGACTTGATATTTAATGATGAGGATTACAAAGTTGAGTTAAAGAATAACGAAGCAATTCTATTTCCTGCATCATTACTTAATAGTATAACTCCTGTGCTTATAGATAATGATATGCCCTATTCTGGTAATGGTTTATATCAAATAACACGTTTCTTCTGGATACATGTTGACCATGATTTAGGCACATACTATGGACTTGAACCACAAACTTAGCATGCAAAGTAACAACATTACACCTAAAGAAATACTCCCATTGTTTCCAATAGCAGTTGGATGTTACTCTTATCCAGATAAACAATATCTGGAAGATTTGACCAATAAAGTAAGAGAAGATACGAAAGAACGCAATCATAATGTTAATTGGAGTAATAAAGATCTCAAGCATTATTATCAACGTGGTGAGCAAGTTAACAATGCAGGTGAAACACAAGGAGTTACACTAAATAACAATTTCTTTAATAATATTGATGCACCTGAATTACATAAATGGATGACTGAATGTGCCTATCATTTTCATACTAAAGTGTTAGGGTATATGATACAATCAGAGTATCTAATTAATGATAGTTGGGTTAACTGTAATCGTGGAACTGGTGGACAAAGTTATCATGCACATGTAAATAGTTTCTTATCTGGAACCATGTATTTAGACCATGATGATGATGCTGCACCTATTGAATTTCAATCTCCTAAGTTTAACTTTGCAATAGAACCTCATATAGGATTTACACCAGATATAGAGAATGCAACAGTATTTTCACAACCTAGAGCAGTAATTAAACCCGAAGTAGGTGACTTTTTAATATGGGAATCACACCTCAGACATGGATATAGTGACAATAAATCGCCTAATAGAATATCACTTAGTGTGAATATGATCCCTCGTATTGTGTTTAGTCATAGATACGGATTTGAGGTTAAAATGTTAGAAAGTGAGTTACCTGGAAGAGAATCTTTACCACCTGACTGGTTAGGATTTGAACCAATGGCATCAACAATGGACAGAGAATTAAAGGATCAAACTAATAAACAACCTGATAAATCATCTGTGCCTGAGTATAAAGGAAGCAAACCAAAACCTGCACCTTGGAGAAAACAATTTGATGGAAGTATGGGAGGAATAGGTCATAAGAAACAGACCAAATCCTTCTGGGAATAATGAAGAAATTCCCCTTTAATCGTGGCGATAAAGTATGTTTTAAGGATGGAAGTGAATGCGGAGTTGTTAACTTTATCGGCACCCAATATATAACTTTAACTGTTAGACAATGGGACGATCCTGATAAATTACATGGATATTCTCAATGCAATGTGTTAATCTATCCTCACGATTGGGGAAAACTAATTAAACAAGATGCCTAAAGATTCGCTCACTTATCTTACTATGAAAGAGATAACATGTATTATTTGGGAATACATTAGAGAGCGTAATCTGTGGAAAACTAAACCTTATACCACTGACGATCATAACATTTAGACCACTTTTTACCCATTTCTATGTTATGAATATTACGGTAAATATTCTCATATGACTTATACTCTTTTTTAAGATCTAGGTATGAATCGTAATAAACAACGTCATCAGGATTGTTATACTTAACGCCCTTAAATCTCACCTTATTTGTACCTTTAGGTCTCCCAGTTCTTGCCCTTGGTGTAAACTTATCAAATGAACATAGTTTCTTATCATAGAACAAATACCATCCAAAAGTACATACTTTAGAAGACGATTGACTATTTAAAGATAAACTCATTCCACTATTATCTTTGGGGTTATTTGATATTTCTTTAACGCAATCGTCTTGAGTTTGCCAACATTTAGTACGCCCATCTTTGTTAATACCGTATATCTTACCCTTGGTATAATCTCGCAAGTGAGTAACATCGGGCAGAGGACAATCTTTCCAACTCCATCTATATCCCCAAGCAAAAGATTGTTCCCCATTACAACATTTTCTAATACTAGATTTACCATGTAATCTTTTACTTTTTCCAAGGATTGCAGTTAATGCTAATCCCATAGAGTCGTAATCTTCCATGTGATTACCATTTAAATCATACTTACTTACAGGTTTTGAATGTATATGTTTGCCCCAATCTTTACGCTCTAATATAACACCATCTCCACCTTTAGTAAGATTATATCCTTTACCATATTGCACGTGAGTTTGTAACATTTTAATCCAATACATTTCACGCTCATTTTCTCTATTAGTATCACACTCTTCTATACATTTAATAGAAAAGTTTTCAATACCATACTTATTAATAGCATGATGAATTGCACCTTTATTGTTACTATTACTAGATGCAATTTGCTTATGTTCTTGTATACGTTCTTTAAGAGTTCTTGATGTTTTACCGATGTATTTCTTGGAGTTAATGTTATTAGTAATAGAGTAGATTTTAGACATAAAGTGTTATTCACTAGAACTATATATGTAATAATTAATTGTTAGTTAGTAATCGTAATATATGATAGAGTTATCAACAACCCTGTGGAAAGTGTGTGGAAAAGTGTTAATTAACCAGAACAATCGTTGCCTTAGCGACTTCACTAAGAATTGTCAATCTCTCGTAGGAAAATGTAACATTAGACTAAATACTTGACATCCCTAAGTATATCTGGTATAATACTAATATCAAAACACTTATAGGAAGTTTTCCACATGTTTTTGACCACTAAGTATAAAGAACTGTACAGCAGATGGTTACAACGAAACGAGCAAAATTTCCCCTTAAGTGATGAGATAGACTTGCTACAGTTCTTGTTAGATACTGAGCAACATGTGGAAAACTTTAACATAAACCGTAGAGCACAACATTTACTATCAGAGGGGTATTTGTACCACGTTCCTATAAACAATTAGACCAAAAATGCAATACCGTTTGTATAACTCAGAAGAGGTAATCCAGGGGACATTTGATTCACTCAATGACCTAGAATTGCATATGGATAATGTTAGAAACCGTAGAGGTGAAAATAGACACAATTCGCCGATACTTTCGCCCCTTGATTATATCAAATCAATCGGTTGGTTTATTGACATTATAGACAGTTCACAAAGTGGCACAAAGTAACTTGAACTGTACCTCCAGGGAGTGTATACTTATAGTATACCAATCAAGGAGCACTAAATGAGAAAAATTGAAAGACAAATGAACAGGGCAATCTTAACAAGAACCCCATTCAATTCTTCCAATACATGTGTTACTATTGACGACAATTCCGATGCTAGAGTATATCTACACGGCAATCACATCGCAACAGTAACAACAAACACAGTGCAATTGTTTGACGGTGGTTATCAATCAAATACCACAAAATCCCGCTTAAATGCAATCCTAGACGAGTTTAATTACGGTTCTAGAGTATTTCAAAAGCAATGGGAATGGTATTTCCAAGGTAACAACGAACCTGCCATAGATTTCACCTCTGGGATGATAGTCTAGGCAGGTAATCACCCTCACTAAATATAAAGAAAGCACCCCAAATCGCAGTCATACTAAGGGATCTCGGCGTTTGGGGCGGCCCTCTATATTAAAAAGCTTTACTACCCTAACCTACAAAGGTTCCCAATCGCCAGTGATATAAATAAAAATTGCGTTTGTGGTACAGGGTAGACCAAAATTTTTTTGCCCAGTAAAAATTCCCCCACAGGATCTGCATGGATTTTTCCCAAACACGCCAAGATACTAGAACACACATTCTAGAGACTCTGATACATTACGAGAAGCACTTAGCAACTCAGATGTATTCTTTTGCCGATGAAATGGTAAGTCAGGGAGTGGTCGCAGATGAAAATGTTATTGCAAGGTGGGAAAAGTACAAACAAACGATAAAAAATTATCAAATTGCACCTCTCTAATGGCACAATACACAGTATTTTTTCAGACACCCTCAGAAAAGATCGTAGATTCCAGACACGCTACGCTAGATATGGCAGAAGGTAGACGAGATTACTGTAGTTCTCTGCTACATAAGGTGAATGCATCCGAAGATGTGAAAGCAAAAATTGAAAAAGGATGGAATGAACCAGTATGAAGAGATTTCAATTAACACTCCAAGAGGACGATGAAGGTCGTTTGTATCTCAACCTACCTGAAGACTTAACAGAAGACCTCTCATGGCGTCCTGGAGACCATTTGGAATATGATGACGAAGGTGATGGGACATTATTAATATACAGGTCTCTGGACGAAAAATAGTGGGGCGCGATCCCCGCGATCTCTGCAATTATTATGAAACTAATTGACACTTTCTTAACCTCTGAAGAATGTAGAGAGATCTCAGAGTTTATCTTAAAATACGAGGACGATATTAAGGCATTAGGTCCTGACATCTACACAGGCACTGCTGATAATAGTCTATCGGGAAGACATTGGTGTTATAATTATCTTTACGATACCCCTGGTAAGATACTTGTACCCAAGGTAAAAGAAGAATTTGGCGAATGCATAGTACAATGTTGGGCAAATACCTTTAGATATGGTGAAGGAATTAAACCTCATGCCCACGGAGTAGACCCTAACAATGAATATGATAAGATAGGGTTCACCTCAGTTAATATATTCTTACAAGGTCCGACTGATGTAGGTACAATATATAATTCTAAGAAGGAAATTAATAAAGTAGGGCAAATTGCAATCTTTGGTAGTAGACTGGTACATTCCGTACCCCCAAACCCATATAATAATGTTAGAATAAGTATGGCAATGGACGTTTACACGGATCCTAGGCAATTCCAACTCTATAAGGACTACCCACAACGATTTTATCATGTTCAGTAAAGAAGACGTTAATCTAACAGATCCTATTGAGGGTGCAATTCCAGCATGGATGCAAGAAAGAAGTGTTAGTCTATGGTTAGATAACTCAATGGCACATGATGCTATATGTAAAACATTTGAGAATATACTGGGTAGATTACGTGAAGATGAGGAATTAATAAGTGCATGTGTTAAAACTTTGAATGAAATGCCCAAAATAGATCAAAATCTATTCATGTATAAACCTCCAGATGAGGAAGAACATCTAAATATTGGTAAGAACCTAGAACTGATCTACAAGAAATTAAAAGAACTTGAGGAACAGGCTCATCCTGCACCTCGTACCGATCATGGAAAGAGACTTACTGCTTTGGAGGACAAACTAGGTGGGGTGTAATACTAATAAGAACGCAGAAAGAAACCCTAAGCACTGTGCTAGATGTGATCCCAGTGGTAATATCTACACGGGTCAACTTAACATGTCCAATTTACCTGATGAGGTAACTAATGGCATTCCATTCCAGCATGAAAGATATGATCCTATAGATGGAGTAGATAAAACACAATATGAGGATGTAAACGTACCTGAGTGGGAACGAGACCTTGTAATGTATTGTGGCACTGTATGTGAACAACAAAACCCTCCACCACCCTTTAATTGTGGTACAGCAGGTGATTGTGGGAAGATTATAATATCCTTGGGTGGATCTAACCCTGCATTATATGGTATTATGAGTAGATATCCTTCTGGGATATCATTTGAACCTCTATGGGGAGATCAATGGTTCTATTATTTGTTTGATACTTCACGTCCTATTGCAGGATATCCTTGCTATTACCTAGAAGATACCGATGGAACCACTAGTGGTACTGATCCAGATGGTAATCCAACTAGTTCTACATCTTATTGGGGTCAAACATGCCATCCTTGTAAGAGTTTTACCTGTGAAGCAGGAGCATCTACTATAGAGTATACAACACAAGAAGGTAGTCTTGTAGAGGGTAGAGATCCTTTTCCTACTATATGGACTGCTGGTACACGTACTAATGCTATTGCTTTTAGATATGAGGATGGAATACCTACTACAACACCTCAAGGACCAGTAGATTTCTCTATAACACCTACTGGAGGTAGTGCCACGGATTGTTGGGAGGCATCTAACTCAAATGGTATACCTATAGACTGTCCAGAGAACCCTTGGAGTGATCCAGATGACATTGGTGCGTCATATATCCTAGTATTTGATGAACTGAATAGTGCTACTGGTACAGGATTGCGTATTAAAATGCGTTATGAGCCTAGAACGACTGGTGATCCTGCAACAATAGTTGGTAGTACAATCTATATTGACGAATTAATGAATGCTGGTGTCAATTATCAGGTAGGTGATAACTTTAATTTGTCTATACCTATAGGTGGTGCTGGTAGTATTGACTTTAATTTCGCAGTTACTGCTATTGGTGACATACAAACAAGTAATCCTTACGCAAATTATGCGCTTTTAAACGCAGCAGATACCGTAAATGGGCATATTATTGAGAAAGTGAAGCACATGGATCTCAATTTTAACTATCATATTGCGGAAATAAGCGGAGATGGTAGTGATTTTGCGAAAGATACCACATATACGACCTCAAGAGGCAATCAAATTACGGTTTTAGCGGGATTTGGCATTCCAGATCGCGCATTTTTAGGTGGTCTCTTTGAATTTCGTAACAAGTCTATGCAATATATGACCGCAGACTTGAATAGACAACCCAATTCTTTCAATGATTACCGCCAACCTTCGTGTAAAAAGACAGTTGATGTAATGGTTACTCAAGGAAGTAGTACAGTTACACTAGTCAATGGTGGAGATACGCAGTGGATTAAGGTAGGATACAATTTTAGAGCAGCATTTTTTGCGGAAAACTCATATATTACCGCAGTTAATGGTACTTCTTTCACAGTTAGCAGTACATGTACAGGAACTAACACAGGTCCAGCAATAAAAACAAGAGCAGATATCACTAATATAGAAATTGTGAATGGACAAATCAAATCTATGAAGATTGCTGATGGTGGTATGGGTTGGAATAAGTTAAATAGCAAACCAATAGTAACAATTGCTACTCCTTTAAAGGAAACTGGGATAGATGCAGTCATAGACTATGAATTTAGTAATGGAGTTTTATCATCTTTAGAGGTTAAATCCAGTGGATCCATGTATCCGCAAGGTGAACAGATTGATATTGCAATTCCGATGACTCATAAGGAGATAAAACAGAAACTTTACTCAGCAAGTACCACATATGAGGAAGATCCTGCTAATGAACCGCTAAATGAAGCGTTAGCACGGCCAGAAATTACGTCAATACCACGTTTTAGCGATAAAGTCTTCGTTGATAGTGTGACTGCGAGTGGATTATCACCAAAAGATTACAATACTGAGGGTGTTGAGGTCAATGATTACGAGCATTACAAGAGAATAATGCAACGTGCCGCAGATGATATGCCAGATGGACTAGACAGACTGTATTTTCAGACAAATTTGACGATGGAAGACATTAGAAAGGGTATGGCGCAAGCTCCTTACACTGATGTTACGCATCAATACCAACAAAATGAGGTAAAAGACCTAAAACGCTTACCAAATGTGATCAGAACTGAGCGAGTAGGACGTGCTTTGCCTGATAGAGAGGACATGGAAGATTTAAGATGGCGAACTTTGGATGAAAGAATGGGAGAAGGACTCAGAGCAGGTGGATTTGCGTCTCAAGCAAGTACAATGCAAGATTTTGTTGATGCTGACAAGATTCGTAAGGATGAATTCATAGAATTAAACTCAGAACCACCCGAAGTAACGTCTTCAGGCAAGAAATTAGTCAAATTTGATAAAGAGGAAGTACGTACTGTTCATGGTAGTTTCTATGACCTTCCATGTGCCTCTGCGTATACTAAATACCTATTGAGGCAATATATACCCGATTCCAGAGTAACTGCTAATATAAACGTCAAGTTAGCATGGGAACCATTAAATCCTCGTGGTTGTGGTGATAATACTCAGGGTGATTGTTTTGGTACATCTGGACAACCAGGTAATAGTGGAAATACCACATATAGTTCAACTATAAGTGGTCCATTTGGTGAAGGATGTAAAGCTTTTAATGTTGAAGGATCAATCAAAGTCTATAACGATTTGACTAATAGTGCTTATCTATTTGGACAAGCTTGTGACAAAGCTGGTAATCCATTTGACTTTAAGTGTACCTAGGAGTATAATATGGGAGTCCCTGCGGCGATTTATAGAGGAAACTGTTCTGGTCATGGTGTAGCCATTAGTGGACACATTCATGGTTGGTTTGGTTGTGGTACTACTTGTTTAACATGTAGCACTAAATCTGTAGCGGTTAAGAATGCTGTTTGTTTTTGGCCACCTACTGTATTAGCACCATTTGCCCCTTATGTGAGAAATGTTTTTGTTAATGGTATCTTACCAATATTGGATAAGGACGTATTAACAGTGCATAGAGCATCTAGTACTAACATTATTATGGTTGGTCCTTGTGGTAAAACACCACCTAGACCTAAAACATGTAATTGTAGTATGCTTGCTTCTGAAGATAAGAAAGGTATTGGTCATACAAGGGTTATGCATGCCACCACAAAGACAGTTTTTGCTAATAAATTAGCAATGGGTAAGGTTGGTGATCAATTAGGTCCACCATGCCTTTCTGTTATTGCTCAGGGTAGTCCAAACGTAATGATCGGTCCTTAATTAATGGCACTTTATAACAATTCAACTTATTCAGCACCTCCAGCGAAAAAGACTAGGCAGGGCAAATCTAAGAATACTAAACTTGCTGCAACAAGTAGAAATCATGCAAAAAAGAAGTATCGTGGGCAAGGTGCATAAATAAAAAGAGATATAATGATAAAGTGACATATCAAGCTTTACCAGATGGGCTCTTCGTTAAGGAGAGTCCTGTTGCTGGTCAAGGAATTTTCACAAGAAAAGACCTTGCAATTGGAACCAATCTTGGTTTATCTCACATTATATTAGATGATGAAATTATACGCACTCCGTTAGGTGGTTTTATTAATCACAGTGATAATCCTAATTGTGCAAAGTATGAATTTGAGAATGGAAGATACTTTATACAAGTAATAAAACCGATAGGTCCAATGGAGGAGTTAACTTTAAAGTATACATTTTATAGCGTATAGTGGCACTAAAGACAATAACATCAAAGAACCTTAAGGTCTCTCGTAGTTTTCAGGATCTTGCAAACTCTTTTGCAAAGAATCCAGTTACGAAAGACCTTATTGTTTTGAAGAATGCTAATGCCATTAAACAAGCAATGAAAAACTTAGTTCTAACATCACCAGGAGAGAAATTATTTCAATCAGAGGTTGGTTCTAAAGTATATCAATTATTGTTTGAACCTTTAGATGCATTTACAGTTGATACACTACAAGATGAAATTACCAATACTCTTAGGAACTTTGAACCTAGGGTAGAAGTTATTAGTGTTGAGATAACAGCACTAGATGATTATCATGAACTACGAGTAGACGTTGAATATCGTATTGTCGGTCAACCTCTAACGCAGACTATAGACTTTATTTTACAACGGGCGGAATAATGATTCCAAATAACCTTACAGCAATGGATTTTGACTCTATTAAGAGTTCAATCAAAGATTATCTAAGGACTCGTGATGAGTTTACGGATTATGACTTTGAGGGGTCTACTCTGTCGTATTTGGTTGATGTTCTTGCTTATAATACTTACTATACAGCATTTAATGCTAACATGGCGGTTAATGAGACCTTTCTCTCATCCGCTACAGTCAGGGATAACGTTGTAAGTTTAGCAAAGACACTAAATTATACTCCAAGGTCTTCTAGGGCAGCAAAAGCGTGTGTATCGTTCACTGTACAAACAGAATTGTTGAATGATGCCTATCCTCAGTATGTGTCACTAAAAAAAGGTATTACGGCAACTGGTGGAGCATATACATTCAATGTACTTGAGGATGTTAATGCTACTACTGACATTAATGGGGTTGCAACGTTCAATAAGACCGTAATTTACGAAGGAAGCATCTTAACTTATAGATATACGGTGTCATCCTTCAAAAAACAGAAATATTTGATCCCAACTGATAAAGTTGATACTTCTACACTTAGGATTACTGTTAAACCTAATGCTCAGTCCACCCAAGAGGACGTTTATGTGCTTGGTGAGGACGTAACGAACATTAAAGCAGACTCTAGGGTCTATTTCCTTAGTGAAACTGAAGATCAAAGGTATGAGATCATTTTTGGTGATGGAGTCATTGGAAGAAAACTCCAAGATGGTGAAGTTATTAACATTTCCTATGTCAAGAGTCATGAAGCTGCTGCTAATGACGTTCAGGATTTTGATTTTGTTGGAGAACTTGAAGACCAGTATGGTAGAACAATTGATAGCATCGTAGAAACAGGTCTAACGGTCAATGAGAGGTCTCAATTTGGTGATTCTGTTGAATCCATTGAGTCTATCAAATACACTGCTCCTAGGGACTATACGACCCAACTTAGGGCGGTAACATCACAAGATTATTCAATTATTACCAAAAAAGTTTACTCAAATGCCGAAAGTGTCATTGCTTTTGGTGGAGATGAGCTAGATCCACCTGTTTATGGTAAAGTTTACGTCGCAATTAAGACAAAAACGGGAAATTTACTCAATAATGCGACAAAATTGTCAATTGCAAAGGATTTAAGGGCATATTCAATGGCATCCATTGAACCAGTCATTATTGACCCATCATTCCTTTATGTCTCCAATAACTTATTTGTACTCTACGACCCAACTAAGACCAGTAAGAGTATTTCAGAATTACAGTCTCTTGTGTTAGGTGCTATTGAGCAATATGCTGCTCAGGAGAATATTAACAACTTTGAATCTTCATTCTCATTATCTAAATTCAATAAAGCAATCGGATTAGCAGATTCTTCTATTGACTCAGCATCTGTACAAACTACATTGATGCGTTATATGATAATGAATGCCAATACCAGTGCAGTTGACACTTACTGTATTGACTTTGGACAACCATTGTATGATTCAAATCCTTCTAATGATAGTGGTGATGGAACTGGTGGTAGCGGTTCTACTTGTTATAAAGAACCAATCATTAGATCTGGAGAATTTATTACTACAGATAGACCAACTGTAGTTCAATATTTTGAAGATGATGGATTTGGTAATTTGAGAACTTACTATAATAGTGGTTCAAGCAAGATTTATACCAATAATGCTGCTGGAAGCATTAATTATCTGACAGGAAAGGTTTGTTTCGGACCTGTTGCTATAGATAATCCTCCTGGTGGCGGTAAATTACCAGTTCAAGTTATTCCACAAAACCCATCGGAAGTAAGACCAGATACCCCTGGTACTATTATTTCACTTCCGACACCTGATATCACGGTTGTACCGATTGGAACCCTTCCACCTGCTACAATTCCGCTAAATAATCTTAACCCTGAGCAGTATGCCGTAGTCCCTGCTGTGGTTACCCCAGTTACTATTGATAACGCTGGTGACCTCAATAATATGGCGTGTTTCTGAGCCTGAACCAAAATAATCAATGACAAGTACAACTAATAAGGTATCGCAGAATGTCCTTAATCAGTTGCCTGATTTTATCAGGTCTGATTATCCAGCATTTGAGAAGTTCTTACAATATTACTATAAGGGTCAGGAAAAGACTGGTCAACCCCAAAATATTGTAAATGAGTTCAGGGATTACCTGAATATAGACGAGTATGACTTTAACCTAATTCAAAGTGAAACATCTTTACTTGAAGAGGTTACTAGTAAGGCAGATGTTATAACTGTAGAGAGTGTTGATGATTTTGCTGAGAGTAATGGTTCGCTCTTGGTAAATGATGAGATTATTTACTATGAAAGGGCAGATAAATCACCAGAAATCTCTTTAACAGACGGTGTATCCTATCCAGAGTTCAGGGAAAAGTGGATTGAGTTACAGAGTCCATATTTGACTTTTAACGGTGTTCAGAGGTCATTTCCGTTAGCTTCAGAAAATGCTCCAATTGCACCTCCAAGTGCTGATCATATTGTAGTAAGATTATTTGGTAAGTATCTAATTCCAACAGTAGATTTCACTATTAGTGGAACAGACATAGTATTCCAAGATCCTCCAAGATCACCTAACCCTTCCGACTCTGTAGAAGAAACTGCGATTTTCTACTTAAAAGGATTTTTACAGGATTCTGTACAGGTTTTAGACCCAATTTCTAGTCAATTTAACAGTTCTAAGACTGAATTTGACCTAGAAAAGTCAGAAGTTAGTTATACTCCAGTTTTAACGGTATATTTGAACGTTATTATTGGTGATAAACTGCTTATTCCTTATATTGACTATTCTGTTGTTAGTGATGGACTTAAACAGACTTTAAAACTTAAAACTGCCCCTACTGCTGATGAAAGGGCGTATATTGGATCAATTGAGGCACCTATTACCAGTTTTGGTACTGGAGCAACTGCTGTTGCCCAAATTGATAATGTTGGAAAGCTTTCTGGTATTAAAGTAAAGAATGGTGGTAGAGATTATAGGTTAACTAATCCTCCTGCTGTTACTGTAGTTACAACTACTTCTGGTGGTGGTGCATCTGCTGAATCACTTGTAAATGGTATTAAGAATTTAACTCTACTAGATGGTGGTGCAGGATATAGTGATTTACAACCACCTATCGTAGATATTCAGGTTCCAACTGCTGCGGGTGGTGTTTCTGCTCTTGCAAAAGCAACAGTTAAGAATGGAGCTGTTACTGCAATTGAATTAACAAACTCTGGTAGTAACTATACGTTTACTCCTAGAATCGTCTTTAAGGATCCAGGTGGAGGTAAATTAAGTTCTTGTACTCTTGATGCTAATAATGGTGTAGATCCTGCTTCTATTAGCGTTTTATCGGGTGGTGTAGGTTATACTGTTCCTCCTACTGTATTTGTTGATCCTCCTACTGGTGCTGATCCTGTACAGGCAGAAATTACTGCTGAAATAACAGATGGTGCTGTAAGTGGGTTTAGTGTTGTTAACAGGGGTAGAGGATATACAAGTCCTCCTAGAATCGCTATAATTGACCCAGGTGCTGCTCAAATTCTTGATGTTACTGTTGACACTACTGGACGTGTAGTTGATATTGAACTACTTTCTGGTGGTTCTGGTTATGTTGATATTCCTTCAATTTACATTGTAGATAATAGGAAGGATAATTCAGGTCAATTTATAGGTGGTACTGGTGCAACTGCTGTTGCTTCAATATTCAACGGTCAAATCACTGATATTAATATTACCAACTTTGGTACTGGTTATAGTATCACTGAACCTCCAACAATCATTATTCAGAGACCACCTTCTGCTACTGCCTCTGCTGAAGTAGGATTTGGTGAAGTTACTGGATTTAAAGTTATAGAATCAGGTTCTGCTTATACTAAAGCACAATTTATTGGTTGTGCTCGTGGTGTTTCTGGTCTTGTAGGATATGACAAAGACGGAAATGCTATATTTGAGAATAAGACCTATCCAGCAGTTCATCCTGTTCTTACAAGTACCGTTAAATGTTTAGATGGTGTCTTCATTGAGAAGATGTTGTCTAAATTTACAGAACAGTATCTTCCAGACATTCCTAAGATTGATCTTAATACGATTAACATCAATACTGTTATTAAGAACATTAGAACGTTCTATTCTGCGAAAGGAACTCCAAAATCTATTGCATATTTGTTCAAAATTCTTTATGGTGAGGATGTAAGTGTATCTTACCCTAAAGAACAGATTGTTAAACCATCTGCTGCTACTTGGCAGGTTGATACTATCCTTCGTTGTGTAATTACTGAAGGTAGTGCTGCAAATCTTTCTGATGGTCTAATTCAACAGTTTTCTGACAATGTAGATCCCAATATTAAGGATGCATCTGCTCTAATTGAGAACTTTATCTCAATTAAGACCTCAGAATTAGAAATATTTGAAATTGTATTGTCAGAAGAGACTATTACTGGTGAATTTACAATTCCATATAAGACAAAACTTGCTGAAGGTATTAGTACAACTGATAGTGTTATTACAGTTGACTCTACTATTGGTTGGCCAGAAAGAAACGGTGAAATCCTTGTAGGAAATGAATTAATACGTTATAAAGAGAAATCACTTAACCAGTTCATTGAATGTACTCGTTCAGTTAACAGTGTTGTAGAAGATTGGGATTCTGCTACTGAAGTAACGTCTAATTTCTATGTTTATGTTAACTACGGACAAGAAACTCAAGTTACTATCAAATTAGTTGGTATTGTTAAGGCAGAAAACACAACTTTGACCGATGATGGTAGTTATTACCTTCCTGGAGATAAATTAACAGTTTCTAAGTTAGGTGCTTCTGAAGATGCCAAATTACTTGATACTTGGAACTATAATGTTAAGAAATTAGTTTCTGTTACTAGTATTGAGTACGGTGGACTGAATAATCAGACTGCAACTGTTACTTGTGGTAATCCACATGGACTTTTGGTAGGAGATCAGGTAACCATCTATGGTGCAAACCCAATTGTATACAATGGAACCTATTTGGTTCAATCTAGGGAATCTGCAACCGTATTTAAGTATCAATTACCACAACCTGGTTCTACAATTCCTCAAGGTAACATTTTGATCTCTGTTGACCTTAATAGAGGTAAATCTGACGTTGAATCTGTTAACAACGTTATTAGCATCTATACTACTAACATTCAGAACACATTCTTCAATGATGACTACGTTTATGTTGCTGCATCAGGTATTCCCAACTATAAAGTAGGTCCATTTGAAGGTCAGGCACTTATTCCAGGAAACCAGCGTAAATTACTTCGTTTTCCAAGAAATTCTCAAACAATTTCAACAAAAGATGCAATTAACCCAGGTGCAACTGGTTCCTGGGTAAATGGTGTTTCTGTATGGTCTTATAAGTCAGATTTAAAGAAAATATTTGGTAAAGTTACTGCTATTAGCATTGATAGTGCTGGATCTGAATATGATGCTGCTGCACCTCCAAATTTAACACTTTCTGGTGGTGGCGGTACAGGAGCAACAGGTAATGTCGTTGTTAACGGTTCTATTACTGCAATTGATCTAAGTGCTGCTGGATCTGGTTATACAGAACCTCCTCTAGTCTCTATTGTTGGTGGAGGTGGATCTGGAGCATCTGCAACTGCTGTTGTTGTTAATAAGGCAGTTTCAAGAGTTCTAATCAACGATGGTGGTACTGGATATACATCTAAGCCAGAAATCACTATTGTAGGTGGTGGTGGATCAGGAGCACTTGCAGAAGCATCTGTTAGAGGTCCAATTAAGACTGTTAACATAACTTCTGCTGGTTCTGAGTATACTTCATCTCCAACTGCTACTCTAAGCTCTGGTGAAGGTGCCCAGGCACAAGCAATTGTAAATAATGGACGAATTATCTCAATTGCTGTTATTAACGCTGGTAATGGATATACAACACCTCCTACTGTAGAAATCTATGGTACTGGATTTGGTGCTGTTGCAAAAGCAATTATTGATACTGATGGAGAAAATGCTGGTCGTGTTACAAGTATTACTATCAGTAACCGTGGTATTAACTACGAATCAGGAACTACAATTATTGTTCTAAGTTCAGTTGGTAAAGATGCTAAATTTACTGCTTCTGTTCAAGATTGGAACTATAACCTTGCTGGTCCTGAGCAAAAACCATTACAAGTTGGAAATGAGACAAGAGGTGGGTATATTCCTACTACTGTTCTTGATGATGCTCAAGGATCTGTTTTCTCTGGTTTAAACAACCAATATGGTGGTGAATATGCTCACTTAAGCAATCCTAAGAGACTTAGATACGTTCTTGGTGATAATTTAATTGAAGATGCTAATGGTAAGTTAACTGAAGCAACTTCTAATATTACACACTCTCCTATCCTTGGATGGGCGTTTGATGGTAACCCAATTTATGGTCCTTATGGATATTCTGATCCTACTGATCAATCTTCAAATGTACGTCGTCTAGAACCTAGTTATAGTCTTAAACCAGAATTAGTTTATAATGAGGTAACTAATACAATTCCAGTTAGAACTGGTGGTCCATTATTACCTCCAATTGATGCATTTGGTAGAGAAACTGTAATTTTAACTGATAGTGATGATGATGGTATTCCAGATTCATATTATGGAACTCCACCTACTAATACATTCCCTGCTGGTACTTTTGTAGAAGATTATACTTATAACTTCGGTGTTGGTGATTTAGACCGTTATAATGGTCGTTTTGGTAAAACTCCTGAGTTCCCAGAAGGTGTTTATGGTTATTTCATTACTATTGACGCTACTGAAGATGGTAACCCAGTATTCCCATACATTATTGGTCCTAGTTTTAACTCCAGTGTAGATAAATGGAACCTTGCTGCAACTGCTGTACAGCAAAATATTCCTACTGGTGTTATTCGTTATAGAGACCCATATGAGAATGTTGACATTGATGTTGAACGTACACCTAACGCAACTGCTGATCTCTTAACTACAGAAGATGGTTTAGAGTTAACATTTGACCCAATTTGGGAAGATGCTGATGGTGACCAAGTAATTGATACTAATTACCAACAAAACGGAAATCGTTTAGCAACTCGTCAAGATGATAGAGTATTCAGGTTAACATACGATCAGTCTACCATTGCAATGGCAGAAGGTCAACAGTATGTTGTACCTGCATTTGTTACCAATAATGCTCAATTTGCTCCTAGCACTTCTGCAATTACTGTACAAGTTCTTCATAACGGACTTGGAGTTAATACTGCTTTAGTAAGAGCAATTTCTAATGAAAATTTCCATAAGGCATTTGATGGCACTTATGATCAATATATTGGTTTAGATTTTACTTATGATAATAATGGAACTTCACAAAGTGCAAATATTACTGACATTGAGTATGTCGGTTTCCGCGCTACCTATGAAATCACTAATACTGAAACAACTGCTGAAGAACTTACAGATGTTGGATCTTTACTTGAAGAAAACAAGTTAGAACTCTTTGATTACTTCCCTAAAGTTAGATTTGACTCTAAAGTTGATATTGAAGTTGAAACAACAACTAAATTTGAAGATGCT